AAGGGGAGTTCGGATCACGGTACAGAATTTCCTCTATCTCTTGTGTGTGAGGAAGTGATGTTGTTGGAATTCTTTGCTACGATCCTCGGTTGTTGCTTAGGTTCGTCAGGCATAACTGCTATAATCCTGGCAGTCCTTCAAAGAAAATGGAAGAAGGCTGACAAAGCGGAAGAAAAGCAAGACGTAATTATAAACGGTCTGAAAGTTCTTACTGTTGATCGTGTCCGTTATTTAGGCAAGAACTACATTGAACGCGGCTGGATCACTCTTTGGGAAAAGGAAAATCTCAAAGATATGTACATAGCCTACAAAGCTCTGGGAGGCAACGGCCACTTGGATACGGTGATGAAAGAGGTCGAAAGGCTAGACATTCGTTCCGACGAATTGGAATAAATTTTCACTTAGGTATGTACATTCCATTTTGTTTATGTTATAATAGAAATATCACAAAAGAAAGGTGGTAATTAAATTGAAAATATGGGCAAACACTGCCGAGGTAACTGCACACGGCACATGCATCAAGCAAAATACGTTCGTTACGCAACTCGGCACGTATTTAGTTCGCATCTTTAAGTTCAGAGGCTACCTCGTGTTCCATAAGATGCGAGATGGCCACGTAGTTGAATGCTCATTACTCGCTAAAATCGAAGAGAAAGGAACGAAAGAAAATGCATAAAGAATTTGAGGATTACGAAGCCGAAGAGAGGCTGATCTCTTTGTTGAAGAATTCCGAACTCCGTCGCAAATACAAAACGAGGATGGAACGCCGCCGGTCCAACCTCAATAAGGCAAGGTTCCTTTTTGTTGTTCTCCTTTTAGCCATACTTTTTACCGCTGCCGTTATGGAGTTCTGCTTAGCGGTATCTGAACCCAACGAACCTACAGAGGAAAAAGTTGTTGAGAATGTAACAGAAGGTTCTGCAGAGGTTGCAGCATTTGAGCCCTACATTCCTTCAGGAGCCGACCAAATCCCTGCAGTTTCCTATGCATATCTCGGGCAAGAGTTCACCGTTACCCATTATTGTGGTTGTTCTATTTGTTGTGGACAGTGGAGCTCTGGCAGTGAGAGTGAGGCATATGGATATAAAGGTGTTAAGCTTACTCCCTATTACTCCATTGCAGCTGATCCGGACGTGATCCCATACGGGACAATCGTTCATGATCAGGACGGCAATGCTTATGAAGTAGTCGATACGGGCAGTGCTATTAATGGGAACAAGATCGATCTTTTTGTTGGAGATCACCAAGAAGCACTGAACCTCGGCGTAAAAACAATCTATCTATACTGGTAACGTACGTATTAAGTATACTTATAGTAAGGAGAGTAAATATGAAGTTCTCAGACTGGGCGAGGAGCTTAAATATCGAAAATGAGTACCGAAAGTCGCTCCTCACTCTGTGTGATATGTTTGAACGACTGGCCACCCTAAGCAAGGGAGATCAGAATGTATACGTTCAAAGTATGCACGAATTCCAAAACAGTGATGCATACGAGAGGTTCATAAACTCTTCTGTTTCCCGTATGGTGCTTCCCATAGCTACACACAACATGAAAACATGGCGTGAGGCAGCTAAGAAGTCGACCAAAGGCAAAATGCTATACCAAGCATTGATCGAAGAATTCCAGCAAGGCACATTCCGTTCGATACAAAACCAGATAATTGAGAATGTTGGCTTGATCAAAACACTCCCAGAGGACACTGCGGCCAAAGTTGTGAAGGACATTACAGATGCTACACTTCGTGGCATGAGAGCTAGAAGCATTGAGAAGCTTATTGTTGAAAGTACCAGTAAGCATTCTAGAGCTTCTGCTAGGTTGATCGCCCGGACAGAGGTTAGCAAAACAAGCACAGCAATTACAAAGGCACGTTCTGAACAGCTTGACATTCGCTGGTATGTTTGGCGTACTGCTTTGGATGGAGATCGAGTTCGTAAATCACATCGCAACATGGAAGGGGTTCTGGTGAACTGGAGTGAGCCACCATCTCCTGAAAGGTTGGTCGGTGAGAAGGACATCGGTTACTACCATGCAGGCAACATTTGGAATTGCCGATGCTATCCAGAGCCTTTGTTGGAGATAGATGATGTGAGATGGCCGCATAAGGTGTACAGAAACGGTTCGATCACTACAATGAGTAAAGCACAATTTGAAGAAATAATGTAAAAAGGTATGTACAAAATCCGCAGTTGTGTTATAATTGAATTACAAACTAAAGGAGGACAAGAAAATGTATAAAGCTCAGTATTTCGTTAGTAATGAGAAGGGCGGCAACTGGTACACCTGCCGGTCCGATTCATTTGTTGATCAAGACGGTGAGTACATTGAGCTCTTCAAGAACAAGGACGATGCAGTTCAGGTTGCGCGTGCTTGGCATAACCTCTACGATGAGACCGTTCGGGTTGTTAAGTGGAATAGAACAAAACTTAAGTGGGAACAACTCAAAATTAAGTTTTAAGAGGTGAGAACAATGGGTTACCATTATGATCCTATCCTTTGCATGAATGTGCCTGATGTTCCTAGCAAGGTGAAGGATGCAAGCTGGAAAGCATGGACTTTGTACATCGATGGCAAGTGGGTGAAGTCTTTCAACTCTTCTATGGCTCCCATTAAGGAAGCCCAGAAGTTCATGAAGGAGAACTATCCTGGGAAAGTTGGAAAGCTCGTTCGGAATACCGGTTCTTCTTCTGGTTATTCTATCTCGGGCAGCGAATACAAGGATGAAGCTCCCGCCGAGATGAGAGATGCAAAACCTCTTTCCAAGATGGACATAAACGAGTTGAGAGCTCTTTATGTTAGTCTCGGTGGAGACATTAAGAGAACATACGGCACAAGCAAGCAGGCAATGATCCTGAAAATCGATGATCTGAAGAGGAAAGGCAAAGATGTCCCTCAGAGCTCTCTTGATAGAGCTATCGATGAGAATTACATCGTAAGCGGCATGAAGTCTCAGCTTGGGCAGATGCTCAAAAGATATAAAGATCCGAAGAACAGAAATCAGCTTGTTTCTCAGTACATTGGCATCGTGAATAATCACAGAGCTAATGGAAAAGTAACTGAAGAAGAGTTCAATGAGTTCGTCAAGTATGCAAAGGGACTCGTTGGAGGATCTCACGATTCTCTCGATAGAGCTATCAGGACGGCAGATAGGTTCACTGTCTGGGAAAGTGATGAGTACGACGACATTTACGTTTCTTATGAAGGAGGAACTTATGTCCTTTATGTTGAAAATCGGCCTCAGGCTGATGGACCTCAGCAAAGAATGATCCAGCTTGCCAAACAGGAAGAGCGGATGAGAGGTTAAGGCATACTATGGTAAAAGATGCTCTTGAACGGGCAATCGATATTACCGAGCCCGATAGGAAGTTTGATAATGCAAGGTTAGCTTTGGAAATTCGGCAGAGGATCTCCGAAGAGAACGATGCGATCAATAGCTACTTAAGTTTGGTACCTCACGTAACAGATAGAAAGATCATTGAAGTTATTAAGGACATTGCAGATGAAGAGAAGGTTCACGTTGGAGAGCTTCAAGAGATTCTCTATATGTTGGATCCTACTGAAAGAACTAAAGAAAAGGAGGGCAGAGAAGAGAATGGCTAATTATACTCCGGAGACTCCGGGTTCTGAGGTTGAATTCGATAAGCCCAACATCCCTGATTGTTGGAGCCCTCAGCCCGTATCTGGCGGAACTGGTGGCGGAGGTGGTACACAAAACGTTAACGTTGTGAATACCTCTCCTATTGCAGTTTCTGTTTCAGGTACTCCTGCAGTAAGCGTAAGTGGAACACCTAATGTTAATATTGCCAACACTCCTACGGTAACGGTCGGAAATGCCGAGGCAGATCCGGTTCCCACCAAAGAAGTGACGGCCGCAGAATAAAGGAGGATAGAAGATGGACAAGAACCAGGCGCAGCTTCAGGAAGATTATGGTGTAGTTGTCGGTCAGATCGCCGGTGCCACAGTCGTGGCTCCTTCTGGTGGACTTCAGAATGGGCAGGCTTACAACCTCGTTTATTCGTCCGCCGACAAGAAGCTTACGTTGACCGCCGTTGCGGCAGGCTAAAAAATTTTTAAAAAAGTTTCAAAAAGGTATGTACAAACCTTAAGTAACCTGATATAATACTTTATAAAGGAATATTGTGTGGCTGATCGTACTACGAAATGAAAGTTGTTTCTTCTGTTGGACGCTTAAGTTACAAACGTAAAAATACCGTGGACAAATAGCGGTATGCTTCATCATTTTCCATAGTACTACGTGCCATAAACAGCCTCCTTACACATACTCATACAGTTCCTACAAACATTGCAGCTTTCAGCCACATGAATTCCTTCATAAGGTGGTGAAAACTTATGCCTAGTGCATACTACGGCGCAAGGTTAAGCAATAACTTAGTCGAACTATCAAATGGATGCCTTCTGTGCAAGAATGTGCCGATCGCTAGGACAGGTGTTTA